TCTTGAGTGGTTGACATGACACATTTCTCGTTACGTTTGAATAGTTCAGCCTCAATTAGATTGAGACCAGAGAATGTGGGATCGTCAGATACAACACGAACAATCCAGACTTCTTCACGCATCTGGACAGAGTTAGTAGTACCATCAGTATTAGTACCCTCATCGTTCCAGTGACCAACACCGTTGTATGCTGTGCAGCCGCCATGAATATTAGTTAGAAGTGTCTTGGCATCTTCAAAGGTTTGTCTACCCACTGCACATGGGATATATACTTCATGTATGTAGTTCATTGTTCTAGTACCACTTCTGCATTGGTTTCTATCCAGACCTTAGCACCACATGATAGTGGTTTGTCAGGGCTGTATACGACTGTGCTACCGCCCATGATATGGACAGCGTGTGCATACTCGTTAGACTTACTGGTTTTGACAGTGATTACGGGGTTACGATCACCAGACTTTGCATTGGCCCTGATAACATGCTGGTTGATATGGATACGTTTAAGTGTCATCTTTTTTCTCCACACAAAAGCATTGTTGTTTAGGATAAGTAAAGCCACGTTCTGTATGTGCTACGTGGCAATGGGACATGTATTTATGTTCAGAGTATATTTCAAGATTAACCTCTGAGTATGTTATTGTGCCTGTGCAAGCCAACACCCATTTATATACTATTGGGTTCATCGTCATACACCTCACCAAAGTCTTGCCATTCTTGTTCCCAAGTAGGTTGACCATCACTGTAATCAGTTTCATCTTCATACCAATGTGGTTCAGTACCAATAACAATTTGTGATATAGCGGCACAGTATACATCATCGTTTTCATGCATCATAGTTCTGTACATGGCTTCTGCATGTTCCCATGTTTCAGAGACCTGCCAGTGATCTACAAGTGTAGGTTTGTTGTCAATTGTTTGTTTGACTTGCCAAGATACAATGTACATGCTCATAGTTCTTCTTCCCAATGGTTTACAAGTAGTTCTACATCGTAGCATTCCATGTCATCATGGATTGCACGTAATTTAACTTCTAGTTTACCATCATTCCACTCTCGTGCATCGGCTTGGTAGAAGTCCCAATCAGTTGGTGTAGGAAATATTAAGTGCATATTACCAGAGTTAGCAATGTGTTCTTTCCAGTCGTTTGGGGCGAACATGTTTTCTCTTCTAGCAAGTTTCATAAATTCTTTACCAGAGTTTTCTGTGAGCACTACTGCTACTTCTCCGTACCCATCAGAGTATACATCTTCAATATCATCCACTGTAAACTCATATGGTAGTTCACAATATAGGTCTAGCTCATAGTATTCTGTACATCGTACATCAATTCTGATTTGAGTTGACATCTTTAAGATACTCCTGTTTCCATTCAGAGAATGCATAGCCACCCATTTTACTGAACTCATGCAGCACATAGTTTTCTACCATGAGTGCAAGCACAGTTGCATAGGCTTTGTGTTCAAAAGTATCTGATAGATATTTGTGTATTTCATCCCATGATTCTGGGATAATTACAATATTGTTGTTTGATAGATCCATCAGTGACCAGCCTTTCCTGTGTAACCATTACTGTTAAGACGGTTACGATTATCAATAGCATCTTGCCTATCGATACGTTCAACATCTTCCATTTGGTCACGCAAGAAATAATACAGCTGAGTCATTTGCTCTGCAGGTGTTTTGTCTGATTCTTTGCACCAGCATGTAAAACAAGTCTGCATGAATTGATAGTTATCTATCATTCTTTGTATTTTCTTTTCTGTTAGTGTCATTAGATTTCTTTCTATTGTAAATCTTCTTTGACTGTACAACCTGTTTGCCTTGCCTGTTCATAAGCATGGTACGAGCAATACGGTTGACTGGTTTGATTGGATCCATCTTTACCTCGTTGCTATATATTTTATAATGTTTAACATAATAAAGAATAGCAGTATGATGATATAGATAGATCCGAATATCATATTATACCTTTTGTATTTCGTATTCAGTAATGTGTTTGATAAGACCTACGTCTTCAATAACACCAGCATCAGCAAGCACACTAGTAGCTTCTTGTACATAGTCAGCACGAGTTGATATGATACGTCCTGATTTACTTATTACGGTTTTGATATCGTGAGCTTTAGCTACTGTAAGTAGTGTAATGATTTCTTCTTCTGATAGTCTATCTATCATAGTAAATTCGACAGTGTTGTGAACGATTGCTTTTATGTCATCGGTTTCACTGTCAAGCCATTCATTATCATTAGACATGTTTCCATATCCTTTCTTCATTATGACCAGCCCATTGACTGACATTACTTTCTGCATACTCAAAGATTGTCCAGTCTACATCATTACCAGTGTCATCTGCATTAGGTTTTTCTGCATCAGCAATGGCTAGTAGTCTGGTATAGACTTTAGCTTCAAAGGAATCTTTGAGAGCATTTGGTTCTGTAAATAGATTAATCGTAAGTCTCCATGCGTTTTGTCGGTTCGACTAAAAATTCTATGAGTGTCTCTCGGTATTGTAAGAGACACACAGATGTTTGTACAAGGCTCCCCGAAGGATGCACAAAGTACCCCTCGAAGGGGGACTTTTTGCGATGAATTTAACAAGCGCCTCTGGTGCTACAAGGTTAACTAAGACCGAGCACACAGAGTCGCTATCCGAAACTGGCGAGATGTGGTGTAACAGTGTGACGGGATATGTTCCAGTTTAGTATGTTACAAACGCTGTCAGTGCATATAATTCTGTACAGGCCAAGACAGACTCACTTGGCACAGTTGAAGCTGTACCACGACCCTCGCAAGGCCGCATTGCAATATGAAGATGCGTGATCTGTAATTAGACCACGACTAGCTGTATTCACCATGTAGAGTCTTTCTTGGTGCTTACGGGACGCTTCTCTCCCCGTCTTGACTATATACAACACTGAACACCCGAATCTGATTCTGCGATGTGCCCCACCATACTAATAATTGTACCGTGTTCTGGGTTCTTTTGATGACGCAGTACGTGTACCGCTTGTTGCATTTGTATTAGGACTACAACCAGATCCTGAAGAGAGCAGATTAGTGTCATGCTCAGGACATAGAATTAGAACAGATCGCTGGGTGACCCTTGAACTTCTGCAGTTGGCTCAATAGAACCTACAGCTTCAAAGTCTACACCACCAGTTGGTGCATAGACTACAAGGTCTGTGATCTGGATAGCTGTGAGTGAGCTTGCAACGCCCTTACGACCAGCAGTGTCATATGGGTACTGAAAGACAATCACGTTAGCCTTGGAACCATTACCGATTGTGGTAACAGACTCCATAGGTGTGAGATCGGAACCGACCACACGTACCTTGCCGTTAGTATCACCATTTGCCTTGTGAGCTTTACGCTTAAGGCTAGCAGTGAACATACCAGCAGCATCTTTGACCAATGCTCCATCTTTCCTACGGAACATGACATAGTTTTCTTCAAGCTCTTGGACTTTAGTTTCATCAGCAGTAGCGATTTGTAGCTCATACTGTTCAGCACCAAAAGGATTGACAGGTTTGTCAAGTTTAGGATAGTTGATAGTTACATCATTGATCTTGAAATTACGTACTTCTGTAAGCATGGGATATTACCTTCCTAGCAGTTTACACAATATTGTGTTGATGATACATCCTGCCGTTTGTGTATGGCTGAGGCTAATCCATTCGTGTATGACTACTAAGGATGTATCTGATGAGAGCAGTTATATCACACATACTCAGGTGTGGGGCAGGTGTCAGTTCCTACCACTAGGCCGTTTAGATCTTCTGACGTTTACCTAGGTCAGTCCAATTTGAGGACACAGCCGAGGAACGAGGTCTGTGGCCTACATTAGTTATTTGAAAGACTCTATAAGAACTATGATAAATGTTACAGTGCTTATAGTCACAATCTCTTTGTATTGTATATACCAAGGCTTCTTGCCAAAGGTGATCCAGTGTAGTAGACACAGTAGACCATATATAAAGAGTGTGAATAAGGTGATAGCTCCAATCATTTACTGAAGTCCACAAGTGTCAATGCATAAGTGACTACACCAGATACAGTCATAATACCACAGATGGCAGTTATGAATACATGTGTGTCAGACACAGCAGCAATGAATGATAGGACAAACCCTACAAGAGCAAGTATTAAACCGACAATAGTATTATCCATATTAGTCTCCTAACCACTCGTTGAGTGCATGGATTAAGGGTGACAGGCACATGAACAAGAGACCTGCCAGTGACGTTGCGAGACATACAGCAACGATAGCGAACAATATATCATACATTGTATTGACCTTTCCAGAATACAGTGATTGCTACTGTGGCTTCTGAGTTAGTGACAACATACATACCAGTAGAGTTGTCAATGAATGTAAACTTCTTGGGGTCAGTACGGTTGATCATCTTGACACCGTTGTTTACTGTGTTGATGATGTCTTGTACTGTGCCACCACGTTGTGATAAGCGAGACTTAGCATGTGTAGTGATATGCATGACAGATCCTTTCTGAGATCTTTGAGTGATGATGAGTATCCCTAAGGACACTCAACGCTCTTTAGCAGCTAGAGCTTCTTTATGGTTGAAGTAAACGACTCCATTGACAATATAGTATGTCATGTAGTACTCCTGTGTTAGAACAAGATGATTCTTATCCATTGTGAAGACAAACCGAGGTACGAGTGTTTGGCTCTTATAGTACTCTATGGTTACTTTAAGTACTCTATGTATCTATAGATACTTATATGTATATAGAGTTACATTCCAAAGAGGTTTCTATAAGGGGTATATACAATTAGGCATCGTCCCAGAGGTTACTCATAGTTCTCTCACAGTACTCCTGATCTGGTAATGATCTAAGTAAAAGACTCCATATACCCCTTATAGATACCATTAGTAGCTCTATAAGGCTCACTGACAGCCCCTAGAGGCACAGAGAGTAGGTATAGTACCTAAAGAGCCTAGCGGCGACTGAGCGAAGAGAGAAAGACACTATAAGTATCCCGAAGGGATTCAAAGATATGATTGAATGATTAAGAGTACCCTGAGTAATTGAAGGGGGTATGAAAGTAATCAGGGTACTCATATATATTGTTACTTTAATCAGGCTTACTCAGGGACAACTAAGAGGACACAGGACACATGAACAAGAAAGAGCTAGGTAAACTGCTCAAGGAAAAGCAGAGAAGGTCTAGAATCAAGGATTATGAACACAACTTCACTAGGTTTGCAGAAGAGCAAATACAGATCGTTACTAAGGACGTAGCTAGGGGGTTTGTTCCATTTAAATTCAATGAAGCTCAACAGATAATTACAGATAAACTGGAGGAACAGAAGAATGCTACTGGCAAAGTTAGAGCAATTATACTCAAAGCTAGGCAACAAGGGATATCTACATACTGCGCTGGACGAGTCTTCTGGAAAAGTTACTACACTCCCTATGCAAGATCAGTTGTCATGGCTCACGATTCGGCTACGTCTGATGCTTTGTTTGCTATGTCAAAGAACCTTATCCGTAATATGGAAGGTGATCTCTCTCCCAAAGAAATCCGTAGTAATGCTAAAGAGATTATTATTAACAGCCCTGCTATGGTTGATAAGGATGCTACAGCGTCTTATAGATTATATACTGCAGGGTCTCCAGAAGCTGGAAGAGGTACTACTCCGACTATAGCACACTGTTCTGAGGTTGCATTCTGGCAACATGATGAGAAGATCCTAGCAGGACTCTTCCAGGGCATCTCACAGGCTGACGGTACTGAGGTTATCCTGGAGTCTACTGCTAATGGTGCTCAAGGAGAGTTCTACAGGCTCTGGAAGGGTGCTGAGATGGGGGAGAATGAATACCTACCTATCTTCCTACCGTGGTATATAACACCAGAATACACTAGGGAACCCCCAGAGAACATGGAGTTAACCATAGATGAAGAAAAACTACGAGATAAACATGACCTCACAGAAGGACAACTCTACTGGCGAAGACTTAAGATTGCAGAAGGTGGAGAACTCAAGTTCAAACAAGAGTACCCCTCAACAGCTGACGAAGCGTTTATTATGTCAGGATCTAACGTCTTCAACCTGGAGCGTTTGGACTCACTAGTACCCCAGGCTTATGAAAGAAGGTCTGAATGGGACCCCTCATCTAAGATGTTTGATGAAAACAAAGAGGGTTCTTTGTACATATATCAGTTTCCTGACTGGAATGAACCATATGTTATTGCTGCTGATGTAGCTTTAGGTGTAGGGCAGGACTATTCTGCTGCTGTTGTGTTAAACAAGAAGTATGAAGTAGTAGCACACTACAGGAATAACAAGATTGATCCTAGTATGTGGGGTGAACTTCTGTTTTATCTAGGTCGATATTATAATAATGCCCTATTAGCAGTAGAATCTAACTCTATGGGTATAGCTACCCTGCAGAAACTAGACAGCACAGGCTATGTAAACCTGTATAGACAGACAAAGATAGCTAATGTGTCCTCAGAAGAGGGTATACGTCTAGGGTTTAGGACTACATCTGCTACAAAACCAGCTATTATAGCCAATCTTAAAAACCTGATAGAGAATGAAGAGATACTTATACCATCTGTGCAGATAATCAAGGAACTTAAGGACTATATCTCTACAGATACAGGTAAAACAGAGGCTGCACCTAACTGTTATGATGATTCAGTCATAGCATTAGCCATAGGTTGTGAGGTATTACGTACTCATTGGGACAGGTTAGGTACTTCAAATGTATCATGGAAACAAAAGATGTCTGGTATAGAACAACCTGAAGTAAATTGGTTATAACACTATACCACTATATATACGGATAAACAGGCTTCAATCCCTTAGTGGAAGCCAAACAGTAATTTAATCTCTACACTATTTTGTGTGTTAGCCTATATACCCCTTATAGAACATAAAGACCCTAAGGGTCTAGAGATCCGCGTTGTCCTCATGCGTCCGGTGGTACGCAGCGGTATACCACCACTTATTTATGGAGGATAGTATGACTGTAGAAGCTTTTCTTAAATGGAAGATACTACCTAGGTTTATGATGTTAGCTAGTACAGTAATGTCCTGGAGATGTGCTGAATGGTTTATGGATTTACCTGATCCAACAGGAGCACAGTCAGCTTTTGTGTCCGTAGTAATGGGCGTAATGACTGGTGTGTTTGGAATCTGGATGGGTCACGAGCATAAAGGGGATAAGTAATGCCAAAGATAAGTGACAATACTGAAGTCGCTTTACCCTTAAGAAATATTATAAGTATGGTTGCAGCGGCAAGCGTAGCAACTTGGGCTTACTTCGGTATTATAGAAAGACTAAATAAAATAGAAACAAGTATAACAATGATGAAAGCTGACTTAGGTCAAAACACAGAGTTTAGAATCAAATGGCCTCGTGGAGAGATGGGTTCTCTCCCTGCAGACAATGAACAGTATATGTTAATAGAGCATCTTGCAGGTGAACTAGAAAACTTAGCAACTGAGATTGAAGAAGGCAGAGCGCCATATGATCAGCAACAAAAGTTAACTCTAGAGTTTTATGAAAAAAGAATAACAACACTAGAAGCACATATAGAAAAGTTGCGTAATGGAGATCACTGATGGTAGAAACTCTTTTTGTTTTATTCTTAACTTTCGGTGGTGAAGCTAAAGAGTGGACACCACATTTTAAACTAACAGAATGTCTTTCCGTAAAACGTAAAATTGATAGAAACGTAGGAACAGGTCATCTGTATAGCTGTAAAAAAGAGAAAGTAACTTTAAAACAAGAAGGCGGTAAGTATATCATTATAAGCTTTGTGGAGGAATAAATGCCACCAAGAAATCATAAAGACTGGGTAAAGAAACCCAACATTGAATACATCAGTTCTAAGATCTATTCAGACTGGGATTTATACAGTCAGGAACTAGAAACTATATTTTCTAAAGTATGGGTTCCTGTTTGCCATGAAAGTGAACTGCCTGAAGAAAATTGGTATAGGGCTTCAACAATCGCACATACACCGATTGCTGTAATAAAAAATAAACATGGTATTAACGTATACAAAAACACAGGTCTTCGTGGTGTATCAGGACCAGTATCTGAAGTAGTTGGTGATAAGCTACATAGTGAAGTAGGCTATGGTGGAATGGTTTGGACTACACTTAATGATAATCCAGATCAATCTTTAAAGGAATGGCTTAATGGATCATTTGATTGTATTATAGACGCTATAGATACAGAACCATTAGAAGTGTTTCACTATCACAAGGCAGTCATCGACACTAACTACAAGCTGTGGCATGATACCAATAGCGAATTTTACCATGACTTTATGCACTATTTTAATCGTGTGTCAGGATTTAATGATGAATACTTTGCGCGTAAGAACATACCGTTTGACAATGGTCACGTTAACGTTAGTAGCTTTACAGTAAACTATGAAGAGTATGACGGGTTTGAAGATAGAGGTGAGTTATCATTCCCCAATCTGCCGCCCAACCAGTGGTATATGGTTGACCTCTTCCCAGGATACAACTTCAACCTTCGCGGTAGCGCATATCGTTCAGATACAGTAACCCCTCTTGGACCTAACAAAGTACTTATTGAGTTCCGTGGTTATGGTTTAAAAAGTGATTCTACTGAAGATAGACAAACAAGAATTAATCATCACAATAGTATATGGGGACCGTTTGGTAGAAACCTACATGAGGATTTAATTGGTGTGTCTGGTCAAGGTGTGACCATGCGTCCAGGAGCAGAGTCCCGCAATATCTTGCATGGTAGACATGAAAACTCTACTATCCATGATGAAGTAGGAATGCGTCATTATTATGCAGAATGGTCTAAGTGGATGGGTGTTGATGCTCAAACAGGTAAGGCAGCATAATGAAAAGCTCATGTATTGGTGTATGTAGATTAGATGCTATGGGTAAATATTGTGTTGGCTGTGGTAGAACTATAGGACAGATAACTGCAGCAGGTATTGGTAAGTATAATGACACCCCCAAAGTGGAAAAGAAATAATTATAAAAGCCCTATTGTATATTTAGGAGGAGAAGAACCATGTCAATCGAAAAAGGTGGAGAAACCTTTGCAGGGTTTAACAAACCAAAAAGAACTCCAGGCCACCCCAAAAAGTCCCACGCAGTCCTTGCGAGAAAAAATGGCAATCCTCCTAAAGGAAAACTAATACGGTTTGGAGAGAAAGGAGCCAGCACTGCAGGTAAACCTAAAGCAGGTGAATCTAGGCGTATGAAAATGAAACGTAAATCATTTAAAGCTCGTCATGGAAAAAACATTGCTCGTGGACCCCTAAGCGCAGCGTACTGGGCTAATAAGGTTAAGTGGTAATTATGGAGGACAAATTGTTAGAAGCAGTTCGTAAACATGCAGAGGGTCATGTGGCTAAGCACGTGGCAAATGTTGAAGTTTATTTAGACAACCCTGTTGGGATTGGTGAGCATAGTGATATTATTGATGCTATTGAAACTGAATTAAGCAGTATGGCTAAGTGGCATGAAAAACTAGAGATGCTTGATATATACATTATGGAGGCTAAGGATGGCTGTAAATGCGGCAGGTAACTACACAAAACCGACAATGCGTAAAAACTTGTTTAATAGAATTAAAGCGGGTAGTAAAGGAGGTCGTTCGGGCCAATGGTCGGCACGAAAGGCGCAGATGCTTGCTAAACAGTATAAAGCGAATGGTGGAGGCTATAGAGACTAATGCCAAAGAAACCGTCACAAAAGAGCCTAAGCAAATGGACTTCTCAGAAGTGGCGAACCAAAAGTGGTAAACCTTCTACACAAGGCCCGTTGGCTACTGGAGAGCGTTACATGCCAGCTTCAGCTGTGGCTAGTCTCTCATCAGCAGAACACGCTGCTACCACTAGGGCTAAGAGAAAAGCTACAAAGGCAGGAAAACAATTTAGTAAACAACCTAAAAAGGTTGCAAGCAAAGTAAAACGACATAGAGCGTAAACCCAGGAGTGGTAAATGTCTAGATTTGTACAAGAAACACATAAACAAAAAGATGCTAAGAAACCTCAAGCCACATTACCTAAGGCTGGTTCTTATGATTTAAAGGCTTTGGAAAAAGCTAAGCCTATATACTCAGGCACTGGAGGGAAAAGGTAATGGGACCCGAAGGATACAAAGAGGTTGTTAGTGATGAGCAACTAATCAGTATGGTAGAATCTGGTGTACAGAACTCTACTGGTGATTGGTTAAACTCATCTGAACTAGCACGAGAAAGATTAAAAGCTACTTACGAATATGCTGGAGTGGCTGACTACCACTTATCACCTCAGGGTGTTAGCACAATTGTGGACACATCTACAACAGAAGTAGTTGAAGCTTATACAGCTGTCTTATCTGATTTGTTTCTTACAAATAAAAGACTAGCAAGGTTTATGCCTTGGGATAGCTCCCCTGCAGCAATTCAAGCTGCTAAGGATGCTTCTGACATAACTAACTATTGTTTGTTTAAAAAGAATAACGGATGGGAACTTATTCAACAATGGATGAAAGCAGCATTACTATGGAAGAATGCTGTGTGCCGTTGGGGTTACATTGAAGACTACGATTACGTATTTGAAGAATATGAAAAGATTAGTCAACCAAATCTTGATAAGTTGTTATCAGAAGATGATGTTGAGATAGTTGGTGACTTAGAGTTTGAAAATCAACCAGAAGAGTTTTCTCAAGAAGTAGAACTTATGTATGTTGATGTTCGTATTCGTAAACGTATTAACAAGTCTCGTGTTAAAGTAGAACTGGTTCCACCAGAAAACTTTCGTATATCAAGGGATGCTACTTGCATAACTGATGCAGCGTTTGTTGGTATGCAGACAGAAATGACACGTTCAGAGATTCGTAAATACTATCCTGAAATGGCTGACAGTATTGACGCTTGGGATGAACTTGGTGATGATACATGGTCAGGTAGTTTAAAATACTCTCAAGATATTGCAGCACGTAAACAAGTTACAGGACAAGAGTATACTCAAGGATCCTTACAGCAAGAAACCACACCACTAGAAGCTAATCGTGAAGTGGCTGTTACAGAATGCTGGATGCATGTTGATCGTGATGGTGATGGTATTGCAGAACTAAAACATTTTATTATAGCAGGGTCTCACATCTTATATGAAGAAGATTGTGATGAAGTCCCAATGGCTTCTATTGTCCCTATCGATATTCCATTTGAATTTTATGGTTTATCAATGGCAGACTTTACACGTAGTTCTACACTGGCATCGACCGCCATCCTACGTGGCTTTGTAGAGAACACATACCTCACTAACTATTCGCCTAAGCTGGCTGATCCTAATGTGGTAGACTTCTCTGCATTGCAGAATATGAAGCCTAAACAAATCATACCAACTAATGGTAGTCCTGTAGGTGCTGTTCAACAGTTACCCCCTGAGACAATCTCAACAGGTACTGTACCATTGCTTGAGCATTTGCAAATGATTAAAGAGCAAGCTACTGGTATGTCTAAAGCTGCTCAAGGTCTTAATGATACACTATATGTGTCAGGTAACTCTGAGCAAAAGCTATCGGCAGTTCAGTCTGCTGCACAAAAACGTATTCAACATATTGCTCGTAGGTTTGCTGAGACAGGGTTTAAACGTCTTCTGTCTGGTATATATTCTACAATGCGTAGTAATATGAAAGGTAATATGGATTATAATATTGCAGGTGCATTTAAGTCTATTAATATGCAAAACCTACCTTCAACTATGGACTTAGAGGTTTTATTAGATATTGGTGAAAACTCTAACTCTGCGTTAATAGGAAAGTATAGTCGTATTGCTGGAGAGATTCTTCCTGCATTAGCACAACAAGGTGCAGGTATGATTGTAAAACCAGAAGCTCCAGCTATCCTTGCTACTAAACTAATTGAAGCAATGGATATAGACAGTAACGACTTCTTACAAGATTACAATACAGATGACTTTAAACAAAAAGCTGCTCAGGCTATTCAAGGTCAACAGCAAAAAGCTCAAGCAGAACAAGCTTTACAACAACGTAAGATTGAAGCTGAAGCTGCATTATCAGAAGCAAATGTTGTTTACACTGGTGCTCAAACTAAAAACACTATGGATGATAATTCTAAACAGCTTGCAGTATCTATTGATAAACATTTTCAAGAATGGGCAGATCTTCAAATTAGAGCAACTAAAGAGGGTGCAGAGTTACCAGAACATCCTGGGTATGACCAGATTATTATGTTAGCTAGGCAAATCCTAAGCCCACCTCAACAACAGCCACAACCACAGATGGGACCACAGGGACCTCAGGAGATGATATAAATGGCACATTCGACTATTAGTAAACTTGGTGTAGGAGCTACTCAGGCAGGAACTGCAGTAACAAGTACTTCAGGTAATAAAACAGTTGTATTTACAAATGAAACAGATTCTGTAATTACACTAGACCTTAAATGCGCTGGCTCAATTAATGCATCTGATAAAGGCATTAAGGTTCCAGCAAAAGAATTTCTTAATTACACACATGTTGGTGGACACGGTGCTTGTGTAATGGAGAACATTAAAACAGCACACGGTACAGCTGCTCAAACTGATGAGCGTATCTATATCCATCACCGTGTATAGATAATGGAAAAGTATCGTAAGACAGCTGAGAAGAAGCTGGGAAACGAAAAGTCATACGGTAATCATAAAATTCATCCCGAAGAACTAGCAAGGCAATCCCATGTTAAAGGGCACTTTGCATCTAGGGAACGGGATGAGTTTTTTGATGAAGTATATGGTGAAGTCTTAATTGACTTTTTCCTTGAGTGGCTCAAGACGGAGCCGCATGAAACTAAATCTCGTGAGTTTCTCTACAGTTCTGCTATGGCACTAGGAAGTGTTAAGGAGAAAATGATGAACTTTGAGATGTACGGAAAGAACATTCCGCACCTACAGGAGGACAACAATGAGAACGATTGATATCGATGCTCTTATAACGAATTACAAAGAAATGATTAATACATTAGAGTATGACTCTATGCGTAGCGCAGGTAAAGCAAAACTTAATTCTGATAAACTTGTACACATGCATTCACTTATTGATCATTATACTAAAATAAAAAATTCTGAAAAGGCTAGTCCTAAAAAGGAGATAGCAAATGGAAAGTAATACCGAAGCGCCTGTAGACTCTACCCAAATGGATGAACCTACTGCAGAGGTTAATAGTCAAACTGAAGAGGCTTTGCTGGCTGACATTGTACGAAACTCTGATTTCGTAAATACTCTACCCAATGAGCAAGTACCTGAGTTAGACGCGGAAGACTCTGATGAAGAAGACCCAGAAGAATCAGAAGAATCCGATAATGAAGATGATGAAGAAGAGATTGAAGAAGAAGCTGAAGAAGACACAGACGAAGAAGATGCTGATGAAGAATCCGCTACCGATGAACCTGATGTGTTTGCTACAGATGACTTGGATCTAGAAGCTAAAGTTGTAGTCAAAATAGATGGCGAACATACCGAAGTTTCTTTTGGTGACCTTATTAAAGGTTACTCTACTGAACAACATCTGTCTAAAAAGGGTCGTGAACTTGGTGATGCAAGAAAGCAGTTAGAGGAAGAATATCAAGAAAAGGTTGGAGAAATCCAAAACCTATCTAAAGCATCTGCTGCTATACTGTACTCAAATGAACAAGCTCTTTCTAAAGAGTACCATGATATCGAAGCTCAAATTGATAAAGCTCGTAAAGATGGTGATACATATGAAGTTGGCGAATTAAAAGATAAACGAGAACAAGCACAAAAGAGTTACTGGAATGCACGTAATCAACGTGAAGAACTAGTAACCACTCTTCAAAAGTCTGAACAGGAACAAAATGAAAAAGAATGGAATGAACAAATTCAATATTTTAATCAAACCATTCCTGACATGATTCCTGACTTTAACGAAGAGACTGCTGTAGCAATTCGTGAATTTGCTATTGAAGAAGGTATTTCTACAGAAGTACTAGACTCAATTGCTGATCCTGTTATTGTAAAGTTTGTCGATGATTATCGTAGACTTAAACAAGGTATTACTAAAGGTACTGCTAAAAGAAAAGCTACTCCATCTAAAAAGGCTCCGCTTAAGAAAGCTAAAACTACAACCCGCAAAAAACAAGACAAGGCGGCTGAAGTTAAAGCTAGAGCGATGAGTCCTGACTCTTCTAATGAAGATCAAATGGAGTTTTTGAGAGGTCTTGCCAACCAATCTTTAAATCTTTAATACCTTGGAGGTATATTTAATATGGCTAATAATCTTGGTGTTCGCGGTGCTGGAGGTCCACAAGGACCAGCCCGTGGAACTGGCAAAGATGTTTCCCAACGGGAAGATCTAGCAAACTTTATCACGATGATTACTCGTGATGAAACCCCTTTCACATCGTCTATTGGTAAAGCTAAAGCAA